CTCCGTCATCGCACATTCCTTGTAATGAACTCCATTATCCCTTGCACATCGGCACATACCTCTGCCTCGTCCTTGTAGTCCTTGGAACGCAAGGCAGGCACTTCCTCCTCGCCGTCTCTACGGCATGTAATCGTAACGTGTGTCATTATTGCTTCCTCCTTCTCTTTATCTCACCTATAACCTTTCCAATCTCTTTCATTTCTTCGTGTGTAAAATACTTGTTTCTTGCCGCATTGCATTCAACACAACACGGAACAACATTATCCATCGTATGACCCTTGTTGTTGTCTATCCTGTCGCAACCAATCCTCTTGTCGTCTCCACAATAGACGCATTTTTGAGTCAGTATGTTGTCAATCATCCATTCAATAGTGATGTCGCATGTATTAACGCCAAGTTTCTTGTCTCTGCATTTATAAGATGAAATCATCTTAGAAGCCTTTGCTCTAACATTTACACCAGCGTCCTTGTAGTCTTTTGCCTTCTTATCATCTCTCTTCTTCTTGACACCATATACAACCTCCTCTGGTGTATATTCTCTAACCTTGCTATAATACCTGATGGACATTGCGTTCCTTGGTATTCCCGTTTTCAGACTCCATTGTGTCAGGTTGAGTGTTTCATCGCCTATTGTTATGTATACACCAGCCTTCATATCAGCTGCGACCTCTTTTGTAACCCAAGCGTAGTTGTCAATACTAAACGGCTTACTTATGTCAAGCCGCCTTAGCACAAGGCCTTTCTCGTAACTTCCTACAACATCATTGTAAAATGTTCTAAAGTTTTTCCACCTCTCATCAATTCCAGCCTTCTTCCCTTTCTTGGTAAACATTATAGCCCGCCAAGAATTAAATATATATGGGTTTTCTTTCTTTAGGTCGCCGATGTAATCTGGTCTGAGTTTGGCACTTTCACGAAGAGACTCAGACTTCTTCTTCCTCTGTTCAAGAGGAAGGTCTTCGTGTCCTTTCACAAACTGTCCCTTCTCGTTCCTTAGTGCCATAATCAGACAATTTCAATGGTTATTTCTTCTCCTCTATCACGGGCTGCAATAAGCAAGTCCATCAACTTATAGAATGTGTTGGCAGAGTTTATTACCTTGCCCTTGACTTTGTTCTCTCCTACAATCACACATCCAAGCGTGGAGTCTTGGTCTGTGCCAACATGAATTAGAACACCGCTATAACACGGTACACCTATCAAGCGCGGAACTACGCCGCCATACTTCTTCGCCCAGTAACGATACCTGAACTTTGAAGACACGGTGTTCATGTCAATCTTGTACTTGCCGCAAGGGATTGCCGTTTCGCCTGGCACCTTAATCCGATTGATCTTGTTCGATGGCATATCGGAGGACAAACCTCTGTCCTTGTCCTCGATGGTGTCGCACACATACTTCCCGTCAACATACAAGCTGCCGATGGTGTACTTCTCACCCTTGTATCTTCTCCTTAGTTTAAGTTCCATAACTATTCGTAGTCTGGTTAGTCTTCGTTAACTATCTTCATAACGCAATCGGTATTGCGAGTAATGAACCGACCAAGCCACCGAACATCGTGGCTACAAAGTCGGCTACATTCGGAACTCCGTGCTTGACATCCCAAGCCTCCTTGATGCCACCGACAACGGCAGCGACAAGGAAAGCGAGAAATGCGCTCCACCACACCGTAGTGGCAAGGTCAAGCAAGGCGAAGGCTATCTGCGCCACGACCATCCCTGCGATAAAGTGGAGGCACTTGTCTGCTTTGAGGCTATACAGCCAGTCAATTATCTTCTTCATAGGCCGTACCATCCGAATATCCAACTAATCAACATTGCGATGCCGACACCGATGGCGTTGCCGATGACGATAGGAAACCAATACCAAGGTGTCCACTTGTCGTGCTTGATGAGCGCACGGATGGCCTCAATGATAGGAGGCAGGACAATGCCGCCGAGGAGCAAGACCATCAGCAGGTAATACATTGCGTCGCCTCTCCAACCGAGGGCGGCGAACAGCGTCACAAGGACGGCTGAGATTAGGATGCACCAAAGATGCACCACGTTGGCCTTGATGCTGTCACCAAGGCAGATGGAATGTTCATTGAGCCACTGTGCTAATTTCTTCATGATATAATAGTTTTAATGGTTAAGTTTATTCTATTTCTTCTTCTATTTCTTCCTCCGCTTCTTCCTCTTTCGCTTCTATCGGTTCGGTAGGCTCAAGAACATCCTCAAAGTCGGGTCTACGGAAGATGCGAGCAATCAGCTTGATGATGTTGACTTTTTGCTTGATGCCCTTGTATTCTAAGTAGTTGTCGATGATGGACGACAGCTCGATGATGCACACCACCGCCATGATGATGACCGACAGTAAGGGCAAGCCGAACACGCTGCCGAAGTTGATGCCAACAAGCGTTGCGATACTCAGCCAGCAGATATAGTCAACCAATTTGTTGAGACTTCTCCTCACGGCTCTTGACGGACGTATCTTCTCGCCTCGCTTTTTGGCTGCTGCGATACCGAATCTCAAATCACCAAGGATTAGGATGACGGCCAGGATGAGAAACCACAGCATTTGCTGCCATCCTTCGATGAATGGCGACAGCACCGCCGCAGTGAAGCCTCCTATTACATTTCTTTCGTTCATTGTCTTATCTCCTTTCATTTACACCCAAAAGGCGGGGTTTCTCATCGTAGCGTTTTTTACAATTTCGGTCATGGTTTGTTTCCTTTTTTTTAATCTGCGACAGTTAATATTCCACCCCCTGCGGTGTTTCCGTAGAAGCGGTTGGTTTCTTCGCACCAAAGTCCCGCCTCGCCGTTATAGAGGCAAGGGCGAAGAGTGTAGATTGGTGTGTAGTTGTCGAAGTAATCGTAACTATTCGCGTTTTTTGCCGCATCGTCATAGATACGGATAGCCCCGCTTTTGCCCGTGTAAGGCGTCGCCGTCGATAGCGGGCGTCCGATGTTTAGCCCGCTTGTCGGTCGTACGCTGCCCTTCGTGTAGTTGACCGCAACAGTATTCCCGTATCCAAATCCCAATGGCGTCATGAATAGACTATAGCGCTGGGTTGTAAAAGGAAGAGATGATGTAGACGACAGCGTGCTCGTTGAGTCATAGCGTGCGGAAAAGACCCTATGGTTGTTGTTTGTGGATGAGTTCATCCACAACGCGAAGACAAAGTTGCTTCCGTTATACGCGGAAAATATGGCCTGTTGGTGTCTTGCCTCGTTGCCAATGGTCACGCGAATTGAGAAGTCTTCAGGCAAGATGATGTCCGTCTCGATGTACGCGGTGCCGTCAAAAACGAGATATGTATGGAACTCGGGCGCACTTCCACTGCCTTGCGCCTGCATCATCCCGCGCCTCCTCAATAGCAATAAGTTACTCATGGTCTCGCCTCCCATCCGCTTGGCAGGTCGGCAGGCGACCACACGTTGTTGTCGATGAGGCTGACGTAGTGTACGCCCTCGAAGGTTACCTTGTCGCCGATGTTGTAGGCGTCTTGCGCCCCTTGCGGCTGCACCCATTGCGGCCATTCCTCTATGCTCACCTCCACGAAGAGGCTCACGGCGGTGTCTGGCGTCCAATCTTCTTGAACGGTGTGCGCTTGGATGACCTTCCACAGCTTGCCGTCGTACCAGTAACGCTCGCCCACGTTGACGGATTGCCCCATCTTCGACACCCACGTCGGGAACAAGGCCGCGACGTTGAGCGCGTCCTCGTCGCTGAGGCTCTCGGTGCTGTTTGCCAGCATCCGCTTCACGGCTTCCATGACTTCGCCCATGTCGGGGTCGGTCTGCGGCTGCGGAGGGATTACGGGCGGCACATAGGGAAGCCACCCAGCGGCTGCTATCTGCTCCTCGCTGGGGTTGGAGATCCACACGCCCTCGTTGGTTTGGATGGTGCGGCAGTCCGAAAAGACCTGCCTGTCGCCTATCATTTTGTAGTACATCATATCTCGGTCTCCTTTCTTAGTTTTCGATTATTGTGGCGAGGCCGTCCATGACGCTGACCTCGTATGACTTGCTTGCGTTGATTGTCGGTGCTGAGCCGCCAGCCCACGAAGTGATTGCGCTCGGCCATGTGATGGTTGGTGCGGTCGCTGGTGTCGTGAAAGTCCAGCAGTAGACGTGCGCCACCGTCAAATCGGTAGGCGTGTTCAAGGCTGGGAAGGTGGTGTCGCCGCTCAGCGTGCCGTACTGGTAGACCTTGTCGGCATCCATAGATGCTGGGATGGTCGAGGCATCCACCACTGGAATTGGTGTTGCGAAGTCGCTTGCCTTCTTACCGCTGTCCGTGAGGTTGCCGTCGGAGTCAAGACCTGCGAGGTTGCCCGAGGTCGCTCCACCAACCTTGTCAGCCTTATTTTCAAGCAAATCATCAAAGGCTTGTCCGTTAGGACATAACGACACATATCTCCAATTTTGCGTATTTTCGTTCCACGAAAAAACAACGACATATCCGTCGACTTCGTAGTTGTTGAAGTTTACATACCTGCCGTTAGTTGTTGCGATGTAGAAATAGCGGTGGTCATCTCCGAATGTTGGTGAGTCTTGCGGTCTAACAATGCCTCCATAGAGGCATCCGTCTGCAAACATGGTCGAAAGAATGACATACATACCCCCGCTCTGTACGGGGTTTGTGCTGTTCTCGGTCGGTATCGCGTCTATCGTCAGCTCTGTCTGCAACCCGAGTTGCGCAGCAGTCTTGTTGCCACTCAGCGTGACATTGTTGATTGACGGCTTGTTTGTAAGGTCATTATAGTTGGAAGTTCCACCTCCGCCTCCACTTTGGTTTACCCATTCAAGGTCATTGTCGGTATTGCTTTTCTTCGCAAGGACTTGCCCTGTCGTACCACCAGCAGGAACCATCTCCGCTTTCGTTGCGAGTTTGTTGGAAGAAGAAGCGTTGGAAGGTATCTTGTCTTCAATGGCCTTGCCTCTGTCACCAGGGAATGCCGTTGATGAGGTCTCGCCAAGAGCAAGGCTCTGCGAAATCTCAACGTAAGCACTGCCACTCCAACGATAGGTCTTGTTGGTGTCAAGTGCCACATATATCTTACCGCTCTCCCCAGTGGCAGGGAACGAGGCGAGATTTGCATATTCCAGAACGTCGTCAACGTATGAAGGCAACTGCGACTGAGGAACCTTGCCCCCGCTATCGAGAGTTGCAACACCACCATTTGCACCTTTATCTGTGTCAGGAATAGCACCTACCTCACTTGCTGTATAGACTGGCTTTGTCTGAGCCTTAGCCCATGAAGGCACCGTTGGGTCGGTCTCGGTCTGCACGGCTGTATCTGCCTTACCCAAAGATGTTTGTACGGCAGACGCGAGGTCGGTCTTCGGGATGCCGCCAGACGGCTTGGAGTAAGCATTTGCAACCTTTGCTTTCTCAGTGTTGTTGTAGTCATTAGTTGAAAGGCCTTTACCAGAAACCTTATCCACCTTTCTATCCACCTCGTCAACGATGTTGTTGAGTACGGTGTTCATCTTCGCGCCAGTGATTTCACGTTGATGGTTGGTGCGTATGTTGTTTGCTATCCAAGTCTTTATGTCGGTGTACCAGCTCATTGTATCTTGTGTTTATGGTTAATCGAAATCGTCGTTAAAGTCGTCATTGAACTCGTATGTCAAGTATGGTGGAGGCAGAATGAATTGGAAACGCATCGTTCTTTCTGCGACCGTTACCTCTATGTTCCTAATAGAACCTACTATACCTATCTCCCACCTTTTCATTGTTATATCAGTTTGTTGTTTTCCCTATTGTCAAATGCCATTGAAAAGAGCTTGTCAGAATGGTCTACATTACTCGTGTCGTGTTTGTAGACGGTAATCTCAACAACCACCTTGCCAATCATCTTCATGCTCTCTTCGTGGTCGATAAGAATCTCGTAATGGTCGTCAACAAATGTCAACCTGCCATCAGAGATACTCCCTTTCGTTATCAGGTTTCTCTTGTAGTCGTAGAAGGCAACAAGCACATCGTAGCCTTCGTCGATGGGGATTACACCATCCTCATCCATATACTTAAGCTGCAAAGGCACGGTGTCTCCAGTTTGGAAACCACCGATGTTCTCCATCCCATTGCAACTACCTCCACCATTGCATCCGCAATTACAACTCATCTCTCATCCTTTCCGCAATGCTTGCACCCATGTTCGCAGATGTCCTCTGCCAACAGGAACGCCGCATCGCCCGATAGATAACCTACCGCTTCGTTATTGTCTAATCCGTAGTATTCGGCAATATGGTCTACCAAATGCCTTATCTCATGTATCATTGAGTTGATGAACTCCTCTACGCTCGTTGTCCATCCGATATAGATGGTCGTGCGCCTGCCGTTTGAATAAGTGAAGGCTTGGTTGGGTCTGTTCTCCTCAATCAAGCCGTAAGCCTTATCCATGATGTAGTCATCCGCACCCATCTCCAACAGGCAGTCGGATACCGCTCTCGCTCCTCCGTCGCCTTCGTCGATGAACACGTCAACGCGCCAGCCTCTGATATGGAGAGTCCTATGTGTCATCAGAGCATATCCTCCCAAATAATCGGAATG